TCAGAGTAAATACAGAATTACCAGAAACGTAGTGGAGGAGGCGTATCCAGAGATTGTTTGGAGAGATAAGTAACATTTGATACAAAAAAACTTGCTAAATATTTGAAGGTATGTTAGCATATCCTTACGTTCATCTCGCAAGAGACGCAAGTAAGTCAGACACGGAACGGATACGTTCATCCCTTTTGGGACGCAAATGTTGACTGAAGGAACGGGGCAAAAATCCCTACTACTTTGGAGAAAACAAATGACAAAGGTCACTTACCGTGGCGTTGAGTACAACGCTGAAGAGTACAACGCAAAGGTGCTTGCAGAAGCATCAAAGCGTAACAGACACGATCTAATGTATCGTGGACTCAAGGTCAACAGCAAGGCATCACCTTGCAGCTAATGATAAAAGGAGGGTTGACCCCTCCTTTTTTTATGCTATAATTTTGTCATGGATAGAGACAAACTAAAAGTGATAGTCACTGATCTTGAGATGCTATTATCTGCACTCAAGGCAGAGGTCTACTCAGACACAGAGTCGTATAGATACGATGACATTCAACCTCATGAGATGGATTATGATGAGGAGTTTGAGGGAACATGACCGTAAAGTTAGTGAGCATCACACCTGATGCAGAAAAAACAATGGCATACATTGCCAGAGTTTCTAACCCATCTAATCAGGACAACGAAAATTATTCTGGGTTACTAAAATATTGTATCAAACATAATCATTGGTCAGTCTTTGAACAATCCACAATGACAGTGGAGATAGAAACTAATAGAGGTATAGCAGCACAGATACTAAGACACAGGTCTTTTACATTCCAAGAGTTCAGTCAAAGATATGCAGAGACAAACTTACTTGGTGCTATCCCTGCTCCTGAGTTGAGGAGTCAAGATAGTAAGAACAGACAGAATAGTATTGACAACATTCCAGATGAACAGAAGAAAAAATTACAGAAAACGATTGAAAGGTACTTCGCTGAAGGCATTGATCTATACAATGAACTCTTACGTGAGGGTATTGCGAAGGAGTGTGCGAGATTTGTTCTCCCTTTAGCAACACCTACTAGGATTTACATGACTGGTTCATGTCGATCATGGATTCACTATATAAATTTGAGGTCTGCACATGGCACACAAAAAGAACATATGATAATTGCAGAACAAGTTAGAGATGTATTTGTAAAGCAGTTCCCTGCTGTGAGTGAGGCATTAGAATGGCAAGGATCGTTGGAATAAACCTTGCAAAGAATGGATCACTAGCGATCATTCAAGATGGTCACATAGAGTTTTACTTAGAGGAGGAACGTGTCACTAGAATCAAACGAGACATCAGTGCGGAAACTCTTGCCAATAAGTATATTGATTCTAGTGTTGATGTTGTTACCATATGTGATTGTTTTACACGATATAATAAAAAAACCTTTAGAGAAAGAACAGAAGCAAAAAATAAGTTACTCAAAATTGTCAGAGCAAAGGGCATACCTTTTGTAGACTATAGAAGAAGACATCATGATTGCCATGCTGCTAGTGTGTGGTACACTGCACCCTTTGAGGACTCTGCTGTAGTGGTGATGGATGGTAAAGGATCATATCATGATGGATACTGTGAAACTGAAAGCATCTATGATAATATGTCACCTGTCTTCAAACATTACTCCACCTTCTACAGTGAGGAGGAGAGTGCTTTAGAGGGTGAACCACATTGGATAGATGGAAACCTCTACAGTAATAGAACAAGCGTTGGACAGGCATTCAGAAGGGTCTCACGGTATTGTGGGTTTGATGAGATAGAAGCAGGTAAAACTATGGGTCTGTCTGCATATGGTAGTGGTGATGTCAACCTATTCAATGAAGAGTATGGTCACAGTCTATGCAGCACACAACTCAGACCAGAGGGTAACAGCACAGCATATGTCGGTCCTAAAATACCAAGAGAAGACTTGGCATATAATTTACAAAAGTCTGCTGAAAGACACACCTTGTTCATGATAAAAAAGGCAGTAGAACTTACAAATAAGAAGAATGTATGTGTATCTGGTGGATTTTTCTTGAATTGTGTGTCAAATTATAGTATACTAAAGAATACAGATGTAAATCTGTATGTAGATCCCATCGCATATGATGGTGGTCTAGCAATTGGTTCAGCACTACTTGAATATTATGAACATTTTTGTGACAGACCCAGACCCATCCGTCTCAGCACAGTGCTTGCCTGACAAACACGTTGTCAAGATGCCACTCGAAACATGTCAAATGCTTTCTATTGTTTGCTCTGAGGAGTGGGGTCATAATTATGGCAAGATATATCGTAACGATGGTCAACCATATCAGACAAAGAAAGGTGCATTTCGTAATCATCCCTGCACCATATGGGCAAATGATACCTTAGAGAATGCATGGTGGTTACTCACCCATGGTCTTGCTCTATGTGCTGAGTACACACATAGATACGGTAAGATTCATTCTTGTCAAAGACCACTACAAGAGACCACACATCTCTTACCATCAGCAGACTACACCAAGCATACTCCGTTTGTTTTTGCAGGTCCTGATGTGTACAAACATGACAAGACCATTGACATCTTTACTGCATACAAGTATTATATTGCAAGCAAACCATGGGCAGCGTCTAACTATCTACGTGACCCATCTCGTAAACCTAATTGGTTATAACCATGACTTTTCTTTCTTGTCCTCCAGTTTATTTCTTACCAGAAACATGGACTTGTGAGACTCCATTAGTCCCTCATCTTACTCTTGATCCAAACTACACCTTTGGTATTTCAATAGCAGTTATCACCGTACTACTTGCAGCGTACGGTATATACAAAGGATTTTTTGACAATAAGGCACTGAAAGATCCTTGGGATGATCACGATGATTGATTCACTATACCTAGGTCCTGAATATGATCTGTCTCACATAGAGGGAGACACAGTGAACACAATGTATGTTGCTCGATTACTTGAGGAGCGTAATGTTGTTGCAGTTTTTCAAGGTAGATCAGAAGCAGGACCTAGAGCACTAGGAAATCGATCCATACTATATGATCCAAGAGATCCTGATGGAAAGGATAGGATCAATCAAGTAAAGAATAGAGAATCATTCAGACCTTTTGCAGGTAGTGTTCTCTTACCTCACGTACACGACTGGTTTGACATGGGTGGACTAGATGAATCACCATTCATGATGTACGCTGTGAATGCTCATCCACATACTTATGATAAGATACCTGCAATACTTCACGTTGATAACACATGTAGAGTTCAAACTGTAGGACTCAAAGATAATACTAATTACTATCAATTGATTGATTCATTCTATCAACTCACTGACGTGCCAATATTATTCAACACATCATTCAACTTGGCAGGTGATCCACTGGTAGAGACTCCTGAGGATGCTATCGAATGCTTCGAGTGTAGTGACATTGACTACTTATATTTTCCAGACGTGCAAAAACTCAGGGGAAAATGACTTTTCAATTACATAATTCTGGAAAAAAAATCTCCGCAAAATTTTCAGTCCTAGGGTTGAACCTATCAAACAATGGGTCTGCCTGTGTCATGAGAGATGGTAAGATAGCATTCTACTTAGAGAGTGAAAGAATAACAAGAAAGAAAAGAGACCACGCTATCAGATCTCTACTGAAATATGTGCATGACATAGACGCTATTGCTATATGCGATGCCGATTGGGACGAAGACTCAAAAAAATTGATATCATCTCTTGATTTGAGTATTGTAAAGTGTAAGTTTCCTGATGCAGAGGTCTTTGATTATAGATCAGAGCATCATAAGTGTCACGCTGCTTCAGCATTTTACAACTCAGGATTTGATGATGCCATCGCTATTGTTGTTGATGCTAATGGTTCAAAGACAAAATCTGGTATAGAAATTGAATCTATATTTGATATACCATCTTGGCAGGTATTACATAAGAAGTATTGGACACCTGAAGATCAGGGTATTGGTAAAGAGTACGAGCAAGTATGTGTCAGTTATGGTTTTCATAAAGATGATGCAGGTAAAGTTATGGGACTTGCTGCACATGGGAAACCTGATGCTTTTTATATGCAACAAAAGTGGGAGAAGAGAGCACTTGAATTGTGTAAGAAATTTGAAGGTAGGAAAATAGTTTTAGCAGGTGGATGTTTTTTGAATTGTGTGGTAAACTATAAACTACAGAGGGAATTAGACGTTCGCATTAGAGCAATGCCTATTGCACACGATGGTGGAACCTCTATAGGTGCTGCTTATCTGGCAACACTAAATAAAACACTCGCAACAACACATGCCAACATATCCAATCAAGAACATGAAGACAGGTGAGACTAAAGAACTCATGATGTCAATGAAAGAGTATGATCAGTGGAGAAAAGATAATCCAGACTGGGATAAAGACTGGTCTAAAGGATCAGGAGGTGTAGTCAGTGCTACAGGTGACGTTTACAGTAGAACAGATGGAGGGTGGAACGAGGTTCTATCAAGGGTATCAGAGATGCCAGGTTCAAAAGTAAAACCACAGAAGATTACACACACCTAACATGCCAAGAAAAAAGAAGATGTCTACCAGTGTTGGTGCTGGATTGACAGCGAAACAAATGAAAAGAAAGAAACCATATAACTCTGACATGATGGTTGATGTGCAACCAATCACAACTAACCAGAAACATGCCTTTGCATCTTATGAAGAGGGTAAGAACCTATTCTTATATGGTGCAGCAGGTACAGGTAAAACATTCATAACACTATATCAAGCACTAAAACAAGTTCTTGATCCACTTACACCATATCAAAAGGTAGTCTTAGTAAGATCACTTGTCTCTACAAGAGAGATAGGATTTTTACCTGGTGATCATGAGGATAAGTCAGCACTATATCAGATACCATACAAGAATATGGTCAAGTATATGTTTGAGTTGCCTACAGACAATGAGTTTGAAATGTTGTGGGGTAATCTCAAGGCACAGGAGAGTGTCACCTTCTGGTCTACCTCCTTCATAAGGGGAACAACACTTGATAACTCTATTGTTATTGTGGATGAGTCACAAAACTTGAATTTTCATGAGTTAGATAGTATAATAACAAGAGTAGGTGAAGACACCAAGATTATGTTCTGTGGTGACGTTGCACAAACTGATTTGATAAAGACAAACGAGAAGAATGGTATCCTTGATTTCCAAAGGATCATCACTCGCATGCCAGAGTTCGATCTAATTGAATTTGGTATGGA